CGTCCTGCCATTTGTCGAGGTGGCTGTAGGTGCCCACGTAGCGGTGGGTGACGCGTTGCTCCAGATGCAAGACTTCCATTTCACTTCTCTCCTTCAGTGTTTAACTAGGACACCGCGTCCTAGTTGGCCAAGAACAGGGGATCTCGGTACAGCTTGCGACCACGCACAGGGGCGCAGTCGCTGTAGAGCCGCCGCAGCGTGTTGATAGTGACATCATGCAGCCAGTGCATGGGGTCCGCCTGATCAGGCGTGGGCTGTATCCGTGAGGGCGTGCGCGACGCGTTGCCACGCGCAGCCACAGCACGCCGCAAGGCGTCCGTGAGCGCAGCCTCGTAGGCCTCGAAGAACCTCCCCCAGGCAGGCGATGCCGGGTCCGCAGCATGCTGCTGCGCCCACAAGCGCTCAGCCCTCAAGACCTTGAGCGTGGGAGACCACGCACGCACACGCTCGGCAGCGTGGCGCCGCCTCGTCCCCGTTGACCGGCGCTGCTTGATCGCCACGGCGTCCGCCTCATTGAGGCGAGCCACACGGACAGGCGTGACGTAGGCACGCTGTTGGTCGAGCGCAGTGATGCGCTCCTCCGGGGACATGTCCTCCAGGGATTTCTCGGGCTCGCAGTGCACGCAGAGCGTGCGCAGCATGCGCTTCGGTCCCCACCACTTCCGAAATTCGTGCAGGGGGCGTGCCCGCCCGCAGCGCGGGCAGTCCGCCTTCGTTAAAAAGCGTTCGTAGTACACGGAAAAGCTCCTTTCTGTGGGGCGTGTGCCCCGGGGTTGAACTAGGACGGGCTGTCCTAGTTGGGTTGGTGTAAGTTTCGTGTAAGGTTTGCGTCCAGCAAAACCCGGGAATGTCCCAGACACACGACGAAGTGGACGCAAGATTGGACGCTAAGTAGCGTTGTCAGCATTGAGAAATCCGATTCGTGGCCAGATGTCTACTTTTGTAGGAGTGTATCTCTTAGGACAGGACTGGAAAAAGATTTTGGAAATTCCTGGCCGGGCGCTGCTTGCATTTTCAAAAAAGAAAATTCCCAGCTCTATATACGTATATATAAGACATCATTCATCCAATAATAAATAAGAAAGCTTTACGGATCAATGACTTACAGCGTCCGAAGTGCTACCCAGCGCACGCTAGGTGCGGGACAACTACCACACGTTCCACAATGTGAAATTATTTCCTACGATGTGGAACTTCAAGCGCACTGGCCTGCCCGAAGGCAGGCCGCTACGCTCAACTAGGACGTGTTGTCCTAGTTGAACACTCACTCGAACGCGGCGATGCACAGCCGCTCGGTCTGCCCCTCTTCGAGGAGCTGCCGCAAGAACTCCCTGTACGGGAGTTCGGCCTCCAGCCATGTGCCTCGCACATGGGCCTTCCACATCGCTCGGGGCGATCCAGAGCGCAGGAACGATCCGTCGTCATCGACGGGCGCCCAGCCCGAACGACGCGGACCGACGGACGAGTGGAAATAGACTGCCAGCATGGTTCTCTCCAACAGCACGCCGCCTGCGACGCAGGCATCAAGCGCACTCCCGAGCGCCCCGAAGGGCGCAAGGGGCTACGCTCAAAGCACGTTGAAGCGCTTGACCATCACGCCGTCTTGGTAGACCGCCACCGCCAAACGCCCATCAGGGCTTCCGGGTACATCGCAGCAGAGGATGTCCCACGCCCCGCTGGTGGCTGTCCATGTGCGCACGAGCCACATAGGCTTGATGCCCGTCAGGCGCTTGATGATGGCGGTGGCTTCCGCCTTACTGATAGGGCTGTAGTTGATGCGCATCGCTTCTCTCCAACAGCACGCCGCTCCCGACGGGAGCATCAAGCGCACTGGGCAGGCACAAGCCTGCCCGCTACGCTCGGTAGCGGAAACTAGGACGACGTGTCCTAGTTGAACCCTTAGGCCTTCTTGGCGAAGGCTTCGGCCACGGCTTGCGCCGCGAGAGCCTTCAGCCCCTTCGCATCGAGATCGTACGCGCGGCATGCAGCCACGAGCTGCGCCGCGAGTGCGGCGATCTCCGCCGGGGTGTCGAACCCTTCGACCTTGTTGTTTGCCTTCGCGGCAGGCGCAGCGTCAGCGTCAGCGCACAAGGCCTCCTTCAGCCGCCCGAAGGCGCGCTGCGCCGCCACGTAGGCGGCGTGCTTGCTGTCGAGGACCATCTGCCCCTTGTTTTGCGGGCTCTTGGACACGACCGTGGGGCAGCCGTACTTCTCGCTGACGAAGGTGATGACTACGGGCCGCGCGGCTTCCCAGGTGGTGAAACCAGCTTCGATGGCGTCCTGCCTCAGCGTGGCCACGAGATCGTTCGACCCCTTGATGAATTGAGCGAGGGCGGCCTTGAATTGTTGCGTCTTCATGTTGCAATCTCCAACTAGGACAACGTGTCCTAGTAGCAGAAACGCTGCTACACCGTCGAGAACGAATGCTCTCATAAAGGGTTCTACCCCCCTGCTGTGGGGTCTGCTGGGCTACCCTATCGACCCCACCCTACCCGGGGAGCCCCAAACTGTGCAGCAAGGTAGCGCCGTTATATGAACACTAATCCACAACCACACTACGCATTTTTTACAAACTGCACAAATTATTTTTACAAAACGCAGCTACACGTGTCAAAGCTTTAACAACCACACTACGCATTTTTTACAAACTATTTTTACAAAACGCAGCTACACGTGTCAAATCTTTTACATACACGTTACACAAAATAAAAATTGCAAAATACAAAGGTATTTTGTCAAATTCTTTACATACACAAATAAAAAAACCCGGGCATCAGCCCGGGTCAAGCCGGGACATCCCGGCGAAAGGAGACAAGCATGCTTGCAGCAGCAAGCCACCTAAGTATACACTCCGCGCTCATCAGGCGCCGTTTCTCTGCGCCTTGCGCACAAACATGCTTGAACACCTACTGGACTTCGAACCCGAGGTAGTGACCCACACGCCCAGTGCCGTGTTGGACGTGGATAAAGCCACGCCTGTTCAGGTCATCAACGCGCAGCACGGCACCGCCGACTGGCTGGCCAGCCTGGGCGCACCCACGGCAGCCTCTACCGAGGCCCAGAACGCTGCGGCAATGGCTCAGAGCGCGTTTGCTGCAGTCGTTGCGCCCGATACGCCGGAGAAGGCCCAGAAGGAGCGCCTGCTGGCGCTGAAGACCCCGGCTGCTGTGCAGCACCTGACAGGGATGCTGACCGCCTACGACTGGGAGTTTGTCGAGCAGGCCAAGGAGATTCGCGGCTACGCGGTCGCCAAGATCGTCGAAGAGACCAAGCACCCTGACGCACGCATACGTCTGCGCGCATTGGAGCTACTGGGACGCGTAACTGAAGTGGCGCTCTTTACCGACAGGGTTGAGGTCAAGAAAACAAACGTCACCGACACCGAACTTGATGACAAGATCAAGGAGAAGCTGTCACGCTTCATGGGTGTTGTTGACGCGCAGCCCGTCTCAGACGCAGTTTTGTTGCCGCAAGCATGAAGCTGCCTGATTTCTTGACCCCCGCAGAAGCAAAAGCCCTCCAGGCAGCGCTTCCTACGCTTTCCGTCAAGGAAAAAATGGAGCTTTTTGACCTTCTTGAAGAGAAGGAAAGGCGCAGCCGCCTGCAAGCCGCACAAAATTCAGTGGTTGGCTTCGCGCATAGTGTCTATCCGGGGTTCAAAGAAGGCGCCCATCACCGCGTACTGAGCAAAATCTTCGACGACATCGTCAACGGGCGCAAACATCGCGTAATTATTAACATCGCGCCCCGTATGGGCAAGTCGGAGTTCTCGTCGTACCTGTTTCCAGCCTACTTTTTGGGCAAGTTTCCGCACAAAAAGGTCATCATGGGAACGCATACTGCGTCTCTTTCAGAGGACTACGGGCGTCGGATCAAAAACCTCATCGCAACAGACGTCTACACGCCCATTTTTCCCAAAACGGCGGTTTCTGAGGACCAAAAAGCGGCAGGAAAGTGGTCTACGACCGAGGGTGGGCAGTACTACGCGGTCGGTGTGGGTGGCAGCATCGCAGGCCGGGGCGCGGACTTGTTCGTCATTGACGATCCGCACTCAGAACAGGATATCAAAGCGGGCACACGCACGCCTTTTGATGCGGCGTGGAACTGGTTCCAGACCGGTCCACTCCAGCGCTTGATGCCCGGGGGTGCGATCATCGTCATCATGACGAGGTGGAGCGAGATTGACCTGACAGGCATGCTCATCAAGCATCAGATCAAGAATCCTGATGCCGACAAGTGGGAGATCGTCGAGCTTCCTGCCATCCTCAACGAGCACACGCCTGAAGAGAAGAGTTTGTGGCCTGAGCAGTGGCCGCTTGCCGAGTTGCAAGCCAAACGTGCGGGCATGGACCCACGCTTCTGGCAGGCGCAGTACATACAGAACCCCACCTCTGAGGTCGCGGCGGTCATCAAGCGCGAGTCTTGGCGTATCTGGGAGCCTGAGAAGCCGCCGAAGTGCGAATACATCATCCAGTCGTGGGACACTGCGCACGAGACGAAGACCTCCGCTGACTACAGCGCCTGCACAACGTGGGGTGTTTGGTTCAACGAGGAGGACAACGACAACGCGCACATCATCCTGCTCGACGCCATCAAGGGGCGCTGGGCGTTCCCTGACCTGAAGAAACGCGCGATTGAGTACTACAGTGAGTGGGAGCCTGACGCGTGTCTGATAGAGAAGAAGGCTGCTGGCGCACCGCTCATTCAGGAGCTGCGTGCGTTGGGCATACCGCTCAGCGAGTTCAGCCCCTCACGTGGCAAGGCCAACCAGTCTAACGACAAGGTCGTGCGGTTGAACGCGGTCTCGGACATGTTCGCATCCGGGCGCGTGTGGGCGCCAGACACACGCTGGGCACGCGAGGTCATCGAGGAGGTCGCAGCCTTCCCCGCTGGTGAACACGACGACTACGTCGATACTTGCACGCAGGCGCTCATGCGCGTGCGCCAGGGCGGCTTCATCCGCCTGCCATCAGACGAGCCTGAAGAGCCGCGCGAGTTCCGCAGCAGCCGCAGGGCGGCGTATTACTAAGGACACATCATGGACAAACTTGACGCCCAAACGCTTGAAGCACTCATCCGAAACGGCATTTCGCCCGCGAGGTTGCGCGAGATCTCTACGAAAGGGATGCCTGCCAACACTGCGGGCATTGCGGATCTTGTTGCCTACACGGTGCCGGAGCTACAAAACACAAACACGCGGGGCTTCGTGACGGCTGACGCACGCCTTTCTCAAACGGAGAAGAATCGTGCAGCGCGTGGAGCCATCTTTGCTTCACCGGACGCCAAATCCGCTACTTTTGCGCATGAAGCTGAGCATGCGATGGCGAAAAAGCAGCTAGGGCATCCGTCAGCTATAAATGAAAAATTTGATGAGCTGGCCAACAAACTCGATGCTCGCGGCAAGTTTGTGCTTGACGCTATGGACGCCGCACCGTATTTGAAATCTAAATACGGCATTTCCAGCGGGTATTTTGATAAGGGCATGCTTGAGCGCGTTTCACCGGAAGTTCTTCTGTACGAGCAGCTTGCGGATTTGGCTGCGGCAGAGCAGACGCTTGGTGTGGACCTGACGAAAGATCCCGAACTGCGCAAAACGCTTTTCAAAGACCGCGCTGTGCGCGAAACGTATAACGCCATCACAGGGCTTCGCCAAACGCGGCTTGATCCGCGTGATCTGCCGCCGTACACACGGCAGCCTGAGAAAAGTACTGCACAATCGCTGCTTGAGAAAACGAAGAAATCGTTGGGCTTCAACGGCGGCGGCAACGTGAAGTTGATTTAAGGACACATCATGGCAACGAATATCGACAAGGCGCTGTATGCCGCCCCTGTGGGGCTGGAAGCTGACGTCCAAGAAATGGGCGGCATCGAGATTGAGGTCGAGAACCCCGACAGCGTCACGGTCGGCGTAGACGGCCTGGAGATCACCCTGGAGCCCGGGAGCGAAGGCCCGCAGGAGTTCGGTGACAACCTTGCGGAGTCCATGGACGAGAGCGCTCTGCAGACGCTGGCCAGCGACATCGTGGCCCTGGTGGACGCGGACATCACCAGCCGCAAGGACTGGGTCGAGATGTACGTCAAGGGGCTGGAGGTCTTGGGGATGAAGTACGAGGAGCGCACGGAGCCCTGGTCGGGCGCCTGCGGCGTGTACAGCCCCCTCCTGACCGAGGCCGCTGTCAGGTTCCAGTCAGAGATGATCACCGAGACGTTCCCGGCCCAGGGGCCGGTGAAGACCAAGATCGTGGGCGAGATCACCAAGCCCAAGGAGGAGGCCGCAGAGCGCGTCAGGGAGGACATGAACTACACGCTCACCGAGCGCATGATCGACTACCGCCCGGAGCACGAGCGCCTGCTGTTCAGCCTGGGCCTGATCGGCGCTGCGTTCAAGAAGGTGTATCCGAACCCCGCCACGGAGCTGCCAGACGCGCCCTACGTGCCTGCGGAAGACCTGATCATTCCCTACGGCGCGGCCAACGTGTACACCGCTGAGCGCGTGACGCACGTCATGCGCAAGACCAAGAACGACCTCAAGCGCTTGCAGGTCGCGGGGTTCTACCGCGACATCGACCTGGGCGAACCGGTGCGCTTCCACTCCGACATCGAGAAGAAGAAAGCCGAGGACCAGGGGTTCTCCCTCACGGAGGACGACCGGTATCAGATCCTTGAGGTCCACATCGACTGGGAGATGCCCGGGGACGAGGACGAAGACGGCGTGGCCCTGCCGTACGTGGTGACCATCGAGCGCGGTACGAACAACGTCCTGGCCATCCGGCGCAACTGGGAAGAGGACGACGCGCTGCGCATGAAGCGCCAGCACTTCGTGCAGTACACGTACGTCCCCGGGTTCGGGGCCTACGGCCTCGGGTTCATTCACCTCGTCGGCGGCTACGCGCGGGCAGGCACGAGCATCATCCGGCAACTGGTGGACGCAGGCACGCTGAGCAACCTGCCCGGGGGCTTGAAAGCCCGGGGCCTGCGCATCAAGGGCGACGACACGCCCATCGCTCCGGGTGAATGGCGGGATGTGGACATCCCGGCAGGGGCTGTGCGCGACAACATCATGCCGCTGCCCTACAAGGAGCCGTCGCAGGTGCTGGCCGCGCTGCTGGAGCGCATCACGGAGGAGGGCCGCAGGCTCGCAGCCATCGCCGACCTGAAGATCAGCGACATGTCTGCCCAGGCGCCCGTGGGCACGACCCTTGCCATCTTAGAGCGCCAACTCAAGACAATGTCAGCCGTCCAGGCCCGGGTCCACGACAGCCTGAAGCGCGAGTTCAAGCTCCTCAAGCGCATCATCAAGGACTACTTGCCAGCCGACTATCCGTACACGCCCGAGGGCGGCAACCGGCGCGTCAAGCAGGCGGACTACGACGTCGTCGAGGTCATCCCCGTCAGCGATCCGAACGCGGCCACGATGGCGCAGCGGATCATGCAGTACCAAGCGGCGCTGCAGCTCGCGCAAGGCGCCCCGCAGATCTACGACCTGCCCTACCTCCACCGGCAGATGCTGGAGGTGCTGGGGATCAAGAACGCCGAGCGGCTCGTGGCCACGCCCGAGGACCAGAAGCCCCGCGACCCCGTCACGGAGAACATGGACGTCCTGCGCATGCGCCCCCTGAAGGCCTTCGCGTATCAGGACCACGAGGCACACATCGCCACGCACCAAGCGTTCATGCAGGATCCGAAGATCGCCGCCGTCCTGGGCCAGAACCCGATGGCGCAGCAGATGATGGCCTCGCTCATGGCGCACATCGCAGAGCACACCGCGTTCGCGTACCGGGCACAGATCGAGATGCAGCTCGGCGTGCCCCTGCCCCCGCTCGACGAGGCAGGCGACACCCCGGTGGCCCCCGAGGACGAGAAGGCCATCGCGCCCCTCATCGCCGCTGCCGCCCAGCGCACCATGGTGCAGAACCAAGCGATGGCGGCACAGCAGCAGGCTCAACAGCAGGCCATGGACCCGGTGCTCCAGATGCAGCAGATGGAGCTGCAGTTGAAGGAGCGCGACAGCAACCGCAAGGACGCCGACAGCCAGCGGGACTTCCAGATCGCGCAGGGCAAGCTCCAGCTTGAGCAAGCCCGCCTCGCGCTCGAAGCGCAGAAGAACCAGGGTGAGTCCCCACAGTTGCAGGCCGCACGGGCGCAGCAGGAGCTGACGCACAAGGAGCAGGCCCACCAGCAGAAGATGCGTCAGCAGGCCCAGGCAGCCATGCTGAAGGCGGCGCAGCAAGCGCAACGGGCAGCACAGCAGCCGCGTCGCCCGTCGGCACCCAAGGAGTAATGTATGGCGACTACTGCGTTTGACGTAGTCTTGAAAGAACTGTCAGAGCGGCGTGATGTTATTACGCAGGCTCTTGCGGGAGGTTCGGCAAAAGACTTTGCCGAATATCAAAACATGTGCGGAGAAATCCGAGGTCTTTCATACGCACATGCAATCGTCACCGACCTCGTGCGAAACTTGGAGTTTTCCGAAGATGTCTGAACTTGTCCTATCGGACGGTCAAAACGAGACCGTCCTACCTGAAACCGCTGAGGAGAAGGCACGCCAAGTGCCTGATCCGGTGACGTACCACCTTTTGTGCGTGCTTCCGAAGGCGGAACAATCGTACGAAAGCGGCTTGCTGAAAGCGGGGCAAACGATGCATTTTGAGGAAGTGCTGTCGCCCGTGTTGTTCGTCATGAAGATGGGTCCGGACTGCTACAAGGATCCGATCCGTTTCCCCTCCGGCCCGTCCTGCAAGGTGGGTGATTTCGTCCTTGTTCGCCCCAACAGCGGCACTCGGATCAAGATCCACGGGGAAGAGTTCCGGATCATCAACGACGACAGCGTCGAAGCGGTCATTCAAGACCCGCGTGGCGTACAGAGGGCATGAACATGGACAGAGAAGAGTTCAAGTTCCCGGACGAAGTCCAGGTGAACACCAAGGAAGAGAAGGTCGATTTCGAGATCGAGAACAACGATGCCGAGGTCGAGGTGGTGGACGATACCCCCGAGGCGGATCGTGGCCGCGCTCCGATGAAGGAGCCCCCGGCAGAGGTCACCGACGACGAGTTGGCCAAGTACAGCGAGGGCGTCAAGCAGCGCATCCAGCACTTCTCCAAGGGCTACCACGAAGAGCGCAGGGCCAAAGAGTCGGCACTGCGGGAGCGCGAAGAGGCCCTGCGGCTCGCTCAGAATCTCATGGAGGAGAACAAGAAGCTGCAGGGCACCCTGGGCCAAGGGCAGCAAGCGCTGTTGGAGCAGGCCAAGCAAACGGCATCTGCCGAAGTGACCGCCGCCAAGCAGAAGCTCAAGGAGGCGCACGAGGCGTTTGATACCGACGGCATTGTTGCTGCACAGGAGGAACTGGCCAAGGCAGTCAACAAGAGCGAGCGGCTGAATTCCTTCAAACCGCCTGCAGCCCCTGTACAACCGCAACAAAATGCGGTACAAACGCCACCGACGCCGCAGGTCGAACCCAAAGCCCGTGCGTGGCAAGAAGCCAATCCGTGGTTTGGGTCGAACAAGCGGATGACCGGTTTTGCACTCGCAGTGCATCAGGAGTTGGTCGAAAGCGGGGTAGATACCGCCAGCGACGACTACTACGCGCGTATCAACGCAGAAGTGCGCAAGGTTTTTCCGGAAGCGTTCCCCTCCGCAAAGCCTGCCAAGACTGCAAGCGTCGTAGCTCCTGCAACGCGCAGCACAGCGCCCAAAAAGATCGTGCTGACGCAGACCCAGGTCAATCTTGCAAAGCGTCTCGGGCTCACTGCTGAACAGTACGCCCGGGCCGTAGCGGACCAGATGAGGAAAGATAATGGCTGACCAACGAACCCCCCGCGAAGCGGAATCTCGCGCCAAGACAGAGCGGCTCCAGACCTGGAAGCCTGCTGAACTGCTACCGGACCCGACGCCTGCGCCTGGGTACGTGTACCGTTGGATTCGCGTCAGCACCTTGGGCTCCGCCGACCCGAGGAACATCTCCTCCAAATTCCGCGAAGGCTGGGAGCCTGTCAAGGTCTCGGACCATCCTGAACTCCAGCACCTGTGCGACGAAAAGTCGCGCATCCCCGGTACGTTGGAGATCGGCGGTCTGGTTCTTTGCCGAACCCCCAAAGAACTCGTTGATCAACGGAATGCCTTCTACACCGGTCAGGCGACGGGGCAGATGGAGTCTGTGGACAACACCTTCATGCGCGAG